CGCTGAGTGTCCAGGATTGATTGCTGTCAAATATCAATCGCCAGGCATCAGCAGCTGATACTATATCGCTACCTCCTGCTTCCCAATCTATGGTCAGCTCGGTGCCGGCTTCCATGTCCATCACCGCTTGATATTCCAGTGTACCAAACATGTTTTCCCATGCATCAGCAAAACTGCTGCCAGCGGAGATTTTTTGTTTGATATAATGATCAGTCATGACAGGACGTATCTGCCCTACGATGGTTTCTGGACCCATGTTTAACGCACGGATAGTCGACGGATACAGACTGTTAATATCTATAGCACCAATGTATTCATGCATGCCTCGTTTGGGATAGGCCACATAAGCACCTGCTGCCTGTGTGTCCCCTTGATCATCTCTGTTACGACGATTGGGTACGACCATACCTCTGGCATGTGCTTCGTTGATGATAGCCTGTTCTGTAACTGCCACCGCACCCATGGTAGTCTGCAATAGCACAGTATTGTCGTGTGCTAGTTCGTTGGCAAGATCCAAGAAACGCAGCTTCTTATCCAGCTTGGCTAACAACATGGTATCTTGTCGGTTATATTCTATAAATTTAGGAAAGTCTCTGTTGTATAACTGATCTAGCGTACCTTCGTACTGTGTCTTGCGCTCATCTAACTCATATTCGCCGATAGCGTCCAAGCTATAGCTGTGTCGTTCTTCATAGGTATACTTACGATACAGTTGCATATAATCCATGTGCACCCGACCGATCAAATCAAAGGTCAACTGCTCTGCACCAAAGCGTTCAAAGGTACGTTGCTTGGGAAACTGTCCCCAGAGACACAATCGACGTGTATCATCTTTGGACAGCACGCGATTGATCCGCATAGTAGTATAGGGAATATCAAAGCCCTCGCTGTTCCACCCACTTAATATATCTGCGTCGTTGATCAAGTCTAAGAACGTGTTTAACATGTCCTCTTCACGTTCAAATAAGTAACAGTTATCATACTGTTGCGAGATCTCTTCGGCAGTATCCCACGAATAGCTCTTGGGCGGGATCACTAGTGTGACTAATTTGTCCAGCCAATCCAAGTAGACTGATATAGCGGTTATGGGATTGAATGGATCTTCGGGAGGACTAAAACCACGCACAGGATCGAAGTCGACTTCGATATCAAAAAACGCTGTCTGTAGTTTTGGGGATTCTGAACCTAGATAATTTTCTTCTAGGCAACGGAATATAGGATTGATATCGCTTTCCCAGAGCCGTTTGTTGCTGTTGACACGCATTTCTTTATGGAATTCTTTACCATTGCGTGTGCTGAAACGTGTGACTGGTGTCCCGTAGATAGTACGATGTTTTCCCCGGGGGTCATCGTAATAGAACACATAATTAGCAGGGTATTCTCTGTAGACTCTTTCTCCATTGACACGTTCTACTACGTGTATACGGTCTTTGTCGCGTTCAAATAATGCATCTACGTAACTCATAGTTCTTCTCCATACAGTTGTTCCGGAGTTTCACCTCGTAGTTCTGCGACGTTACTATTTTCTTTGATAAATTCTTTGATCCCACAAGCGGTCAAACACCCGTTGGGATTGGTACAATCTTCACATGGCGTGAATTCTTGATCTTCCATTATTTTCTCCTTTGTGCGACTTCAAGCTCACACACACTCTCATATTGCTATTTTACTTTAATAGCAGGTATCTAATCAAGCCTATCATATCGATGGTGATTAAAAATACATAATTTGCCAGCAATCCAAAACTACCACGTGTCCAACTGGTCCAGGCAGCTGCTACACAACCACTGATGAAAATCCCATATAGCGGTGCTACCGGAATATTGGGCACAGTGCTGGCAAATATAACGGCACTGGTAACGCTACAGGCCCAGGCAAAAACTTCTGCAAAGAATCTCAAGCGATATTCCCTGTAGTCTCGCTGTATATATTGCCAAGTAGCGTTGAATATATTTAAAAACCAATCCATACTAGAGGGTACGACCTACTGTTTCTAAGATGGTATTGAGTTCGTCGTGGTCTTTGTTGGTTTCGTCTAGCTTGCTTTTCTGTGCGATTTTTACAGCTTTTTTGAGGATAGCTGGTTTGATTTCCATTTCTTCGGCGATAGCTTTGATAGTATCATTTAATCCAGCGTTGAGATCTTCGATCTCGGTCAATACACTGACGCCTTCTCTGATGATCTGTTGCAATTTGGCTTTTTGTTCTGCGGAAAACATTCTTGACATACTAATCTCCTTGATTGAATAACATGATTATACACTACTTATCGTGCTAGAGCTAGATGATTTTGGAAAAGTTTGCTCACTTTAGTCTGGAGTTCCGGTCCAAACTGCCCAGCAGCCGGGCACACCGCCGTAAGGCTAACGGTCCTTGGTGATGTTCTTAATGGTACATTAAAAAGCTGTGTATGACATCGTGGCGATTGGCAGCACGATCCCCGGCACCAGGTTGTACTATAACGTTCCATTTAGGTGTCTTACCGGGTGGTATACTCAGCATCTGATCATAAGTGATGATAGTGTCCAATGGTACGTGGTACTTGCTGGCTAATCTCTGTTTAAATTCATCTAGTGATTCTTGATTTTTAAACTGTGTACGACCTTTTTCATCTTTGATCAGTTTATTACCTTGTCTTGCAATAAGATCAAAGAACATGTCTTTGGGCACGATCACAGATGATTTGACCGGAGCACCAGTTTTTTCTCTGTGTTGTTCGATTTTCTTTTCTTCTCTGCGTTTAGCACCTTGACTAAAATTAATGATGAAATTATCGGGTTTATCGGCTGTGGCAATATCTGCCATCTTTGTATAAGCATAAAAATCTACATCGGGATTGTCGCGTGCAACATCAAATGCTAGATTTAGATATTCTTTACTGAAGAAGTCGCCAGCATCGTGCCATCGAACTACTAGTTTAATACCGTGCTTGTCTGCTTTGGCTTTGATAGACTGTATCTCTTGGCGAACACGATCCATGTAACCCTTGGGATCATTTACTAAGAAGTTTAATGATTGAGCAGCTGACATTGAGCTAGCCGGGAACATGACATAGCCACCTTTGCGTGCATAGCAAAATAATTGGCATTCACCTGCGCTTGGACAGGTGGTGATCTCTACGAAATCACCAGTCTCCTCATCTACTACTATGCCGCTTAATGCTGGTAAAGTAAGATCGTAGACTATTTCTCCTTCGGTAGCAGATTTGGCCATCTTAGCATTAGTGCCTAAGATAGCACGAGGACGTTGCATGATCTGTTGTGCTAGATCATCTAAATCCCATTCCTGCCCTTTTGAATTAACTATACCTTTGATATTGCTGGCATGTACGATAGGAGCGAATCTATCTTTTTTTGTTTTAGTACCTGATTTGATGCGATCAGCATAGCCCTGTAGCTCATCGCGGCTCATCTTTCTGTGCGGGGCATCTAGTTTGATGGCTTCTGCTATTTCAGGATCTTTGACTAGGCGCAGGGCTGTGCCCGGTACGTTGTTTACTTGCGTACCATCTTCTAGATCTACGAAATATGTTTTAGGAGCACCTTTAAACAAACCATGTTTAATTTCACGAATCCAGCCAATCTTACCGGCATGTTCGCCTTTGACAACTCGAACTTTCTTTGCCAGTGACTTGGCTTCCTTAACCAGACGTAAATCGGGTTTTGTTGGTGTGGGTTCATCTGGTTTAAATGCTTTTTTTAAATCTACACGTTCGATGGACTGATCACTGAATCCACCGCGGTTATATGCGTTTACTAAGGCATCTGCTGCTGCCGCAGTAGTTGTAGCGATCTTAATCTTTTTACCAGCACGTGTGACGCCGTTAATATGTGCCGATGTACGACCAACTGGTTCAGTTTCAAAATGATCAAATGCTTCCTGTGGATTATCGCCGCTGTAGGCAGGATTCCAAGCACGATTTGATTTTGGATCATACATGGGTATGTCCATATCCTGTTTAGCATATGGACTGCGACGACTGAAATTGCCCTGTGTGATTTCTGCTTCATCTACTTCCTGATCTTTGATGTGCAAGACTTTAACCGGAAATCCACCTAAGGTAGTTTCATTTAATGTAGGTTTGTTGAATTCATGTGCTCTCATTATCGTTCCTTAAAATTTTTAGCACCAGCGATGATACTATCTAGTTTAGCTTTATCAGCTGGATTAATCTTAGCTGACTGGTCGATGATCTTTTGTACATCGGCTTGGCCTCTAAACAGTGCTGCTATGGCTTTGAATTTTTCAATATTATCAGCAGATTTAGTCTGTGCTATGTCTCGTAATCTAGCGGCTTCTTGATCTGTGATGTCTACTTGCTGTCTAGTACCTTGATTTATAGTAGCGGCTGGGCGTACCGACAAGCGATGTACTGTGTGTGGAGTATCGCCAAATGCTCCGTAGACCACGCCGGCAGGTTCTACGATATAACGACCTAGTTTGATAGCAGTACTTAACTGACCATCATGTTCTCGATAGTGTACCTGTTGACCATGCTGTGCTAACCATGCATTAGCATCATCATAGCTGTCCTGATCTGGATAGCTGATGTAATCACTGGGATCTTGGTGTCGACGACCTGTGCTAGTAGTCCATACAGTGCCTTTTTCATATTGGTATTCGCCGTGTGTATGTAATGCTATCTGTTCTGCCATGTCTCGAGCAGTAGTAGCACGACCTGTAAACTGGGCAGTACCATGTTTAAATGACGCTTCTCTATATTTTCTAGTGATGTAATCTATGGCATAGCCAACGGTACTTCCATAGGTTAGTTCTCTGCGTCTACCACCCATGGGCTTAGCCAACGCAGCAGCCTGTTTAACCATGTCTGCTGTTAGTGTTTCGGGATGATCATGTGCTCGATCGTATAGTTTTTGTAACTGACTTAAAGCATCATAGTATGCTTTAGCTCTTGCAGCAAAGCCACCGTCATCTGCTTCTGTAATAAATTCTTGTGCTCGCATAACTGTTCCGTTTAATATGTATATTTATAAATATCTACATGTGCGGTTGCGATACGGCATACATGAAGATTTGAAGAACCCGAGGATTTTCCGTGTCTCTCTTCTGGGCAACAACGAATTGGCAGACGAGCTTCATTAATCATGGCCGCACTATTTTATGCAGGGCTATAAGGAACTTTCGGACGATCGTTAGTATCGTCAGGAATCACTGGATAATCATATTTTCTCATTTATCAAATCCTGCCCAAAAGGCACGACCTAGCGGTGTTTGTTTGTTGCTAGGTCGTATATCATTGCCTAGATTATGTGCGAATTCATACATAGCGGTAGCAATGCCTTTACGTCTATGGTTTTTATCAACAACCAAATCTAATGCTTCTAAATTATCATCTCTACGCTCAAAATTTACCCAACCAACTAACGATCGCCCATAATAAGCTTCGATACGAAATTGATCGCTAGGATCGCTGAATTTTTGTCCTAGATTAAAATGTCCAGGCGTTGCTATTAAAGTATACTTTCCATAAGTTTGTTCACGACGGAACCCTCGACGAAATACATCTAAATTTATTTCTTCTTTTACATCCATTGGATCTGCGCCATTGTAATTTCTCATAACCACACCAGCACGAGCATTAGCTTCATTTTCTTCTGAGCTACCGGTAGCTCCGCTGTCGGCGTTTAATCTTTGTTCTTGATCCTGCTGATAATGTACTAACTCATGCGCTAGTGTGCGCATAACATCACGCGGATGCCTTCCTTGGCTAACTAGATATATCGTCTCTTTTTCAGGATCATAACGTCCAAAGGTCATTCCACCTGCTCCGGGCACAGAGTTAACTACCGCAATCTTAGGCAATGCAGACAGCTTCAGTTCTTGTTTAACAAAAGGAATAAAACGATCTAGTTCGCTAGATATATCCTGTTGGCTTTCTAGTATATCTCGTATTTTCATTTTAATGAGCTGCGTAGCATCCAACTGTGTTTACGATGCGCATCCATGCGTTCAGCTAAGAAATTGCTGAACCCATGCTCGCCTTCGCGTTCGGCGATATCATAGACGATCTTTAATAGACTGAACATCTTGTCGCTGTCACGTAACAATTCAACAGCCATAGCCCTGGCTTCTAACTGTTGATTCTCATCTTCTACACGTGTCAACATGCTGAGTTTACTGAAACTAGCAGGAGCATATGTTTCCAATGCACGCAGTTTTTCTGCAAAGTCATCTAGGCTTTTGTAGACTTCTGTATAGATACGCTCAAATAACAAATGGAATTCATAAAAGTCTGGGCCTTCCACGTTCCAATGGAATTCATGTGTTTTAAGATAGAATGCATACTCAGATGCAAATGCTATACGTGCTGCTTTCTTTAGTTCGTCCATTTAATCACCTTTTTTGCCTGGCACGCAGTTAGGAACTTCGCGACCATTTTTCTTTTTCTTACCTACCATGTGGTAACCCGTCCAACAGGGATCATTCTTAGCAGTTATTTTCTTTTTCTCTTCGGCTAGATGGTTGGCATACCATTGTTGTGCATTTTCCAGCATCTGTTTGAGTTCTTCAACAGATTCACAATGCCAGCGTCTCAAGCTCTTGTTGATCGCTGAATTTGGATCATTCTTAGTTTTAGCACTGGTATTGTGTTTTTTCATACCGCGCATCCTGGCGCAGAAACTCTTGCGGCGTTTGTCGTCTGCAGATCCTTTCTTGATCTTGCTGGGTTTTTTAGTCACAGCAGTCTTGATCTTGCTGCCGGGATGACTACGTCGATAGCTTTTTACAGCTTTCTTGCTCATACCACCTGCACGAGGATTCTTTTGTTTTTGCCAAGTTTCCTTGCCTTCGTTAATAGATTCTTCTACACTTTCTGTTGTTTTATCGATATTAGACCAATATGCTAATTTTTTATTGTCGCGGTAATTTTTTTTTGTACCCGGTTGTCTTAACTTACCAGGGACTGTGTTTTTCGCTTCAAGATCTTTGAGTTTTTTAATTCGTTCAATATTAGCGGCAGATTTTTTACCGTAAGGGAGGTATGCTTCTGCTACACCATGCTGGTGAATACTTTTGGATAATTCTCCTACTAAAGCATCAATCTTGTTAGCACGTTCTTCCTGTAGTCTATTCCAATAATTCTGTTTACTAATAGATTCATCCAGGTCGGACAAACGATAGTAGTGTTGTCTTCTATAGGATTCTGCAGCTTCTTTATTGTCAAAGGTAGCCACATGACGACCATCCCAGCTGAATACACGGAATACTTTTTTTGTACGACCATCGGCAGTGGTTTCTACAGCCGATTTAATATAAGGCGATGACCGC